TTTTAGAATCATACTTGACATACCTACTATCACTTCGAGCCTCATTGAAAATATTATTATCTAAAGCCTCTTTTTTAAGTTGGTTTTGATGCTCATAATAAGCGTTTCTCTCATCACGAGTTTCCACAGGTATTTTTGCTAAAAGCAATCCCTCATTATATACATAACCAGCATTTCTACCCTCATCAGCTGTAGGTAAAGTAAAATCACTTGGTAAGTCAGTTCCTCTTACAAGTTCCCAACCCTCTCTCATTCTTCTACTCACATTAGCTTTATCCTCTTGACCTAACATGGATTCTCTTATCCAACGATATTCATATCCTTCAGGTGGCGGAGGAGTTTCAAGTTTTCTTACTGGTCGCCATGGTTTTCTACGAGAGTTATTTGCGTGATTCTCGGACTCACGACTCTTTCTGGATTGTGCTGTATTTACTTGATCTTCCATTATTTTGCCTCCCTTTGAGCAATTTTTTGTTTCTCTTTTGCAACCGATTTAAGCCACGACTCCTCAGTCATATTATGTGGTTTTAAACCTTTAAGGCGCTCAACTTCTGATTTAGTAAAAGTAACACCGTTCTTTTTGCTATGTGTTTTTTGACGACCTCCTACTGAGGCGGAGGCAACTCTTTGCACAGGGGGTTGACTCTCACTTTTATCGTCATTATCTAATCTAAGATTAGGATAAACTTTATAAACTCTGTTGTCTAGTTCGTTGTAATACTCATTTGAATCTGCCTCATAACCCTCATTTATTAAAGCGTTATGTGTAAAGTAAGCAAATTGTGTTGCTTGTATATTATCTTCGTTACTAGCATCACCATACCAAGAGTTTTTTTCATGCCATTTGATAGCCTCTCTTGTAGGTTGTGGTTGTGGTTGATATTGTTCTTGAACTACAGTTTGTTGTGTTTCTTCTTTTGGTTGAACAGCATTTTGTTTTGCAATTCTAATTTTTTCTTTTTCAATAGCCAACTCACTTTTCAAAGTATCAGCTTTTGAGATTAATTCAGCATCATTTGACTCTATGGCTTTTTTGTAAATTTCATCTGCTTGAATTTGTTTAGCTTTGTGTGCCTCCTCTTGCTTATCTAAAGCCTCACTTCTTGATGCTAAAACTTGATCATAATAACTTTTAGCCTCTTGGGTTTTTTGCGCTAACTCTTCTTGTAACTTGGCAACCCTTTGTTCTGCTGCCATAATTTGTTGATTTTTTTTATTTATCCTTTTTTGGACATTTTTACTTTCTTTTGTTAAATCTTCATCAGTTGTTACTGTGTCAGATGCTACATTTTCAGATTCTACTACCTCTACTTCTATCTGATCTTCATTTTGAACATCAATTTCAGTATTTTCTTGTTCACTCATTATAAACTCACTATGTCGTCTGGATCGAGAATGGTGGCTATAACCTCATCATCGTTGATGATTCGCACCTCTGCACCTTCCTCAAGTTTAAACCTAGAGCCAGAGTAACGCCCTATTAAAACCCATTGTTTTTCTTCGCACCATGGCTTATCGCCAAATCTATTTTTATCGTTGTAACATTGTGGGCCTTGCTTTACCACATAAGCTACAACTGTTGCGAGTGCCTCACGATTAACTGTTTCTTTAGCAAGATGTATGCCACCTTTAGTTTTTGCTTTTCCTGCATAAGGTAATACTAACATTCTCCAACCAGTAGGTTGAGGCATACGATCTAATAATGATTTACTTAATAATTTAGGATCTAAAACTCTATCTTCTTCTTTTATGTATGTTTCAGCTATTTTTTTTGGCTCTGTCATTGTTTAAAAATATCAGCTATTTCGTTTTGAATATAGTATAAAGCAGAAAGTTCACCTTGCAAATATTTATAATGTTCTATATCTTTTAAGCCGCCTGACATTAAAGTTTCTTTAATTTGATTTTCTCTAATTTCAATAGACTTTTTAATTTTACTAATTAAATCTATTTCGTCCATTAACTTTTCTTTTTAGGCCTACCTCGTTTTTTAGCTGTAGATTTTTTAACCGCAGTTTTTTTTGGCGTAGGTTTTTTCTTTTCAACTTTTTTAGTATTTTCTATTGGCTCATCAATCACGCCTTTTTCAATTCTTGCCATTTTCTTAGCAATTCTTTCTTCATTAGCCTGGCGTTTTTTTTCTGCAAGTTCTTGTTTGGCTTTTAACTCTTCAGCCTCACGAATACGATCAAGTTTTTTTTGTGCTTTTAGTTCTTTAACTGCTTGTAATTTATATGATGTAGTCATTATCTCCCCTTAAATTTTTGCTCTAATTCCATTAATTTTAAATCAGCATTTTGTTTTAATCTGTCGATAGCCACTTTTAGTTTATCATTAGCTATAGTTTTTTGCACATCTATCCTTTTTTCTTGTAAATTAGTTTCAAGTAATTTTTCTTGCGCTCTTTGTTCTTGCTTTGCGATAAATTGCTCTTGATCCATGTCTAACTCTTTATCTCTCAATTCTAATTCCTGTTTTCTAATTTCTACTAACGGATCTTCACTACCACCCATACCAATAGATTGTAAAAATTGGCTTGTGAGTTCTGCCATAATTGGTGAACTAAATTGATCTAATATCATTTGTACTTCTTGTTGTATCTGCATAGCCTCTTGCGGAGAAACACTTTGTATTTGTGATTGTATTTCTTGAATCCGTAATTGCACTTCCTCTGGTATTTGTGTTTGTGCAACTTGTGATGCTAAAAATTGTAGATGCTGCATACAATGACTAATAATCATAGTCTGTATTTGTGGATTTTCTTTAACGACATTTGTTAAAAATAAACTTGCATGAGTTTGTAAATGAGCCTCGTGATTTTGGTTTTGAAATGCTTGTGCAGGTTGTCCCATCATTAAGCCTGCATTTTCTATACCAGCATCTATTGGTTTTGGTGTTAAATCTGGTGGCGGTTGTAATAATGAATCTACATTATCAACACCTAAAGCACCATACATTCTTCGATATGCCTCGTAAATTCCGTATGGGCCATGCACTTGTGGATCAGATTTAACCATCATAAGTAGTTCTTGTGCTAGTGTAACTCTTTGGCTTTGAGAAAAAATGTTTGGATCTGACACTGGAATAATATCAACTCTTTCATCAAAATCTGTTAATTTTATTTCAGCTGATCCACTACCAACATTAAAATTATAAGTTGGTGGTAAAAAATCTCTGAATACTTTTGCTAATAAATTAAATTCTAATTTTTGACCATAATGCAATCTTTTATGTATTGCACTCATAACCTTAGTGCCTCGCTCAAGCAAAGCAACTGTAGTGCCAACAGGCATAGCTTGGTTCATATCTCCTACATTCATATCTGCGATTGCAGCAAACCTTTTGCCAGAATCAACCAAAAGACCTAATAGTTGCATCAATACGCTACTAGGCTCTTTTATTGGTAGAGGGATTAGATTTTCTCGTAAAGAACCGCCTGTGGTATCAATATCTCTAAATTCACCTGGCTGTAAAGGATCATCCTCATCTCTAATTCTCATGCCTCTAGCTTTAAAACCTGCTGGTAGATTAGCTAATGTTCCTGCATCTATAAGTTGACGCAAAATAGATGTTGATGCTTTTGATAGTCCACCAATCATGTGTGATAAACCCAAGCCATAAAAACCTAGTCCAGGCAAAAACTTATACTGAACAAAATAATTTATTTTATTTTTAAGAGGATCACCCTCGACATAGTTTCTTCTTATTGATAATACTTTTTCGCTTGTTTCATCAATCGTTACTATGTAAGGTAATTTTAATCCTGTTGGAGAACCATCATCATCTAAATCTTCAAAACCTTCAATATCTAAAACAGTATGAATTTCATAAATGACTCTATTTCGATCCTCTCCATAACTAGGTTGAACTCCTTGTATTTCATCGATCGCATCTTCAATTTCAGATTGTTCATAACCATAATTACTTGATTTAATATCTACATTTGCATAAAACCCACTTAACTGTTGTTTTTTAACTTCGTTAGTGGACATATTGATTACATGAGTAATTCTTTCAGCAGTGCTAATATCTGGTGCCTCATAAGGAACTATTAAATCTTCAGGGGGTATAAATTTTGATACTGCTCTACCTAAAACAAAGTCAAAATATATTTTTTTAAATGCAGATCCTGCTAGAGGCAAATAAAATAGTAATTGATCTAGTTCAGGATCATATTCTTGCATTACATTCATTATGTAATAATTCATAAATTCTTGGACTCTTTCAGCTTGATCTTCGTATTCAGCAGTTCTAGCACCAATAATTTCAGTCTTAACAGGGCCTTTTGCAGGTAACATTTCTTTATACGCTTGTGCTTGAAACTGTGTTACTGCCTCTGCCAAGATAGGATGGATTACACCAGAACTACCCTCAAAAGGTTGTGATCTTGATTCATCAAACTTCATGCCAAGATATTTAAGTCCATCTGTGTAAGTTTTTTCCCACTCAGATCTTGATTCTTTATCTTGTTTAATTGATTTTATTAAGTCGTTAGCTATGTTTGATAAAATATTATCATCAATCATTTCAACAAGATTTGCTGTAAATTCCATTTGTGGAGGCAAATCATCAACTATCTCATTATCAACAAACAAGTTTTCTTCATTAACTAAAATTTCTGCTGCATTTTTAATTTGTTCACCACGAGTTTGTTCTGGGATAATTTCTACAGTAGTGCTTTGGTTGGTAATGTCCGGACTATTTTCAGAGTTAAGTTTTTTTTCTACTGCCATAATAAATTAGTGTATCACTTTTGGTCTTAGATTAACTTCCTCTGTACTCATATCTACAAGGTCTGTTAATTCACCTTGAACTACAAGTCCTTGAGATTCAGCTATAAGTAAAGCATTTTTAAAAGTTTCAGCATGAATATCTGGGCCTACATACTCTTTTCCATCATGTATAAAAGTTGTTATATAAATTTTCATTAGTAATACACGGTTCTCCCTCTGCTCAACAATTTTACCTCATCTTGATAATCTTCGTATAGTGATACGAAACCACCTTGACGAAATCTCATCAAAGCCATTGTAGCACTATCACAATAATCATCGTAATCTCCATAAGGGAAAGCTGCCATTTCCTCAATGACCTCATCTGCAAAATCATGTTCAGGTGCAAATACCATGCCTGATTCAAACATAGGTGCAACACTATTCATTCTTGCTATTTTATCTTGACCTCTGCTTGGAGTGTAAGCAGTAACAGGTATTCCCATTCTTCTTAACTCGTGAGTTAAAGGAGTGCCTGACGCTTTTGCCTCAATCAAAACACAGTCTGGATCCCAATATCTATACTCCTCTAAAGCTAATCTTTTTAGTTCAGGAAAATCACACCTAACTCTTTTTGCATCTAATAATATTATGGAATCAGGTGTTTCATCACCTAAATTAAAAATTGCCCATGTAGTGATAGCTGAGTAATCTGCTGTTTCTTTTTTTGAAAAAGCAGTATCATAGCTTTGAATTACATAACTGTAGTTTGGCACAACATCATCCCATCTACGCCACCACTCTCGTTTTACTATAGATCCCTCTTCAGCTGTTGGGTTTTGCATCCATTGACTATTCCATTTAGCTATAGGCAAAGATGCTTTTACACCTAACAATTCTTCTTTTTTCCAAAATTCAGGCCATAAGGGTTTCTCTGTTTCTGGTAAAATAGCAGGGAACTCAATCACATCCCATTTGTCTGCATTTTCATCGTTCTGTTTTTTTAGCAGCTTACCAACTAGGTCTTTTGTTGACCAACGAGTCATAACTATTACGATGATACCGCCAGGTTGTAAACGCTGTCGCGGCCCAGAAGTAAACCACTCATAACAAGATTCCATAGCTTTTGGGGATAATGCGTCTTGCTCTGAAATAGGATCATCAATTATTAAAAGATCTGCACCACGACCTGTTATAGCGCCTCCAACACCTGCTGCAAAAAACTCTCCCTCTTGGTTGCTTGTCCAACGACCTGCGCTTTTATTATCTGCTTGAAGTTTTAATTCAGGAAATATATGTTGGTAATCATCACTATCTATTATATTTCTAACTTTTCTACCGAAACGAACAGCAAGTTCAGCTGTGTGTGTTGTTTGAATTATTTTTAAGTCGCCTCTTTTACCCATCATCCAAGCAGGGAAAAAAGTTGATGCAAACTCAGATTTAGTGTGTCTAGGTGGTAAACAAACTATTAAACGCTTACATTTACCTTTGGCTATTTGGTTAAATTTATCAGCTATTATTTTATGATGTTTGCCTTCAACAAATTCAGGCCACATAAATTTAACGAATGAAATAAAATCTTTTTGACAAGAATCTTGTTTGTCTAGTTGATCGTATTTTTGCATAAGAGCAACAGCCTCGGCTTTGTCTTGCTCTGATAGAATGTCAAAATCTTTAAATGATAATTTGCTCATAATTTTAGACGGAAAGAGCGATTAGGTAGCGACATAGTAACCGCTCAATCCTAAGTGCTAAAGCACCTAATTTAAGTATAATCTAAATAAATAGATTTAATTAAATATCTGTCCAATCTTTACCCTCGAATAATAAAGCCTCTGCCTCTCTACGCCTTACTAAACCTTGTAAAACTTGCCCACCTGCTTTATTCCAACGCTTTATTTGGTGAGGAACTTCGTCCCAATTTTTATTGTTAATTTCCTCTAGCATCGTACTTTTATTTAAGTTTGTAGGCCCTAAATTGTATGTCCATGCTACTAAGGCATCAAATTGATTTTGTTCTAAATCAACTTTTACTGCATCATTGACATATCCACCATACTCATGCAACTCCTCTTCAAGCCAAGCATCAGCTTGTTCTTGAGTACAGGTGTCGCCAACTTGGACATTTTTTGTTCTGCCATACGCAATCGTTAAAACATCAACAGCATCGTAATAAGCCTCTAATTTACAACCCTCAAATTTTTTGATTAAAGCAATTCCCTCATTTGATATATTCATATTAACCCCACACTTTTGTTTTTTTCCCACCATCATAGTCAACAGCAAGATTATTTTTTTTAAGAAGTTCTGCAACATTGCCTTTATCACAAAAAATATCTCCTAAAACTCTTCCATATTTATCAGTCCCATAAGATTTGAGTGTTATATCGCCAACTAACCACTCTTTTAATTTAGCCTTTGCAAGTAATCCTAATTCTTTTTCTTTTGCTCTTTCTGGATATTTTTTTATGTTTATGCGGCTTTCTGGAGTGTCGATTTTGGCGATCCTTACTGCCTTGTTATGGAGTTGAACTGAAAAACCAAGATCTATTGTTTCTAATCTAATTGTATCTCCGTCAGTTACAGACTTTAGTTTGCATTTGTAAACAAAACTATCTGGTATCTTACTCATTATTTGTAACCGTTACTTGTCTATAATATACAACGACATCTTTTAATTCTGTTATATATCTTTTTATTTCTTGCATATTGTAAGCCATGACTTCGTAATCAGGTATGGTCATAGCTAAAAATACTAACTCGCCCTCTTGTTGCTCTATCCTAGCTAACTGTTCCTCCCAATTATCAGGTGTTACAACGATCCACTGCGGTTGTTTAAGATCAATCTCTCTAGGCATGACTC